TGTTATGCAGATTTATAATTCTTTTGAATCCAAAGTAATAAGTCTTCGTATGGTTCGGTTAAGCGCTCAGAACCCACCCCTAATGGGGATTCTTTCAGAATCCCTTTTTTTGTGTCTACAAATAAGAGTTCTTTTTGTTTTAAAATCAATGTTTTAGGTTTGAAAACTGGATTTAAATATTCGGTTCGGTAGACCTTACCGTTATAACTGAGCTCTTTACCGAACCCTATTTCAACAAAGTTCATCTTTTCTTGTGGCGAAGCCATATGAAAGACTGATTTTAAACTTTTTAAATGATTTATTGCTATTGATAAATAGGTGTCAAAACTTGATTCCACAGACTTTATTTTCTCAATCCCAGAATTAACTAAGTTCATGTCGATTGAAATTTTTTCACGCCATTTGGCATACGTTGAATCATCAATTTTGTTATCCAGGTACTTTTCTTCTAAATTTTCCTGCTTGGTTAATAAAGCTGCTTTTTTCTTCTTCAGAACCTGCACATCTTCTAATCCATCTTTATATTTATCGATTATCATATCATAAATATTTCTCTTCAGATAATCAAGCTGAAGCTGATCAAAACTTAATTCGTCCAAAATATCATCAAAAAGAGCATTAGCTTTTTCTGCATTATATGATTTACGATGAGTTGCACACTCATAATACCAATAATACTTTGTTCTACCTTTAGATTTACCACATGTCAAAGGTTTTGCGCAAACAGGACAAATGATAGAACTCTTTAAGTAAGCAATTTCATTATATTTATTTACTTCTTTTCCTTCGCGTTTAATTAGTGACTGAACACGATAAAAAACATCTTCCTCAATAATCGATTCGTGTAGACCAGGAACATACGATTCTGTTTTATCTTCCAATTTTATTTTAATATGTCCTATATATGCATAATTAGACAAAATTCTAAAAATCGCGTCTTTAGATTTTTTATTGAATCCTTTTGGCACTAAAATTCGTTTTATTTCAGCATAAGAATAGTTCTGCAGATATAATTCGAAAATCATTTTAACTAATGCAGCCTCGTAATAATCAACAGTGATAATAGGTTTTCCAGAATTGTCACGTTCATTACGATAACCAAACGGAGCTTTACCCATCCATCTACCTTCCTTTTTCGCACGATTAATTCCAAAAACAGTTCTATCTTTAATCACCATACGTTCCACCTGTGCTTGCATTAACATAGTTGTACGCATTTGGAAATAAAATGGATTCTCTGGAGGAATTGCAATCGGCTCATTGATTGAAAGAATTTTAATATCGTAATCTTCTTCAAATTTCTGAATTACCGTCAAAGCCTGTTGTAAATTTCGACTGAAACGATCATATTTTAAAACAACAAAATAATCAATGTGTTTATGATTTAGTTTTAAGAAATTCTCTAAACGCTTCCATGCCTTACGGTCAAAGTCTTTTGCAGATTGACCTTCATCGATAAAAGTATCAACTAATTCATAATTATTTCGATAACAATATTCTGTTATTTTCTCAACCTGACCACTAATTGAAAAATTAGATTGATCCTCGTTACTGATTCTTGCGTATGCGACTACTTTTTTCATTTTGAATTGGATGAGATGTTATTAACGACAATTTTTGCTATCAAATCTAAAAATAATTTTTCACGATCTGATAATTCTCTGACTTGAGTATCAGAATTATTAGATTTTGAAGTTGATATTTTTACGATTTTTGACATTGATTTATTTATTCTTTTTTTCTAAATACATTTTGGCATATTGAAATCCTATACATTCGCACCCTTTATTCTCACCTATATTAATATGGCAATTAAATTGCATATCATAAGCTAAGCATTGAAAAGCAGCATCAACATTATGAGGTTCTTTATTTGCTTCAGAATCAAATTTAAAAGCACATGTTTTACACATTTTTCCAATATTTTTTATCTTAGCACCTTCTACAGCATAATTTGATATAGTTTTTCTTTTAAATTCATCCGAACTCATTTCTTTGAAATTCTAATAAATTCAGTTATTTTACTTTTATTATCATCTATCGAAATGTTTTTCATAATTCTATCTTCATACGAATATGCGTTTTGATGGCACCATAATTTCAAATATCTTTTAAATGTTGTAGAAGGTAAGTTTGCTAATAGCGTATTAAATTCCTTGCAATCATTAAGTAAATCTTCTTTGTTTACGAAAATTGGAAAATTCCAATCTTTAAAAAAAATATCTACCCAACGTTTAAATACTAGAGGAATAGACTCGATATTTTCTTTTACATCATACTTTATCGCATTATCTGCTAATCCTAATTCTTTAAATTCTTCTGGAGTAATTTCTATAATTATTTTCATCTGTTTATTTTTAAAACTCAACCCTAATAAGTAATAGGGTGTAAAGTGTAATTTTGTAACTATTTAATTTTCAAAACTTGTTTATCCGTATCAGGTAATCATATTTTGTAATTATTGAAGTTTTAAAGCTTCCTGAACATATTTATACTCTTCTTCCTTGGTGTAATTATTTCGATATTCGTATAATGCTCTTTGACCAAACTGAACAGAGTAAGAACCGATCGAAGTAAATGTTGGAGGAATATAAGTTTTCATGATCTCCAGCATTGTTGGTAAATCAACTGGATCGGTATCGAAGCCATAACCTAACAATTTCCCACTTTTCATCTCATAGAACAGATTAACTACTTTATGAGATTTCAGCATTGTCATTTTAACGATATGGAATTTGAAATTTATCATTAGATGAATTCGTTTTCTTTACTTTCTTCCAACTCTTCATCTTCAATAAAAGTCAAACGAATATGTTCAGTCGTTTTCATTTTTGGTTTAGAACCTTCATAAACAACATTACCATAATCATCAAGAACAGGCGACATCTGCATAATTCGGTCTTCTAATTCGTAACGGTTGACTTTACACCAGGCTAATAATTTCTTTTTGAATGTTGCCGATTTTAGATCCGATAAATACTTCGATTTCGATTCTTGAACTTTCTTCAATAAATCATTTTTTATGATTGTCTGTCCTGAAATAGTTGGAATATAAGAATCTGCCCAATCTTGGAAATGACCACCCATTTCTGAGATGTACGAACGAAGTAAAATATTTCCTCCAGGAGCTTCAATTTTTTCTTCAGTTCTTAAATAAAAAGATGTTGCTTGAAACACGAAATTTAAAAAGTCGAACCATTTTTCAGAATTCCAATCCGTGTAAAGAGTGTAACCAAAATCGTCTTTTGGTTCGCGTGCTTTTCTGTCTTCATTCTTGGCGTGATAATAATCGGAAAACCCCATTATTAACTGACGTCGAGCCGAAGAACCTGAACGATCTCTTAACGAATAATTGGAAGTAAATACAATTTTTGGCGAATTCTGATACGAGATTTTGACTTTACTTTCAAACTTAACGTTGACTGTCATTTTACCTGTTGTCGCAGAATAAAATCGTTTGAAATCAAAATTTCGCTGAACATCGTCTACTATCATCAAACCAGTGTGTGCATCAACTCCTTCGAATAAGAATTTATCATCAAAATCTCCCTTCCCATCAACATCATGCACACCCATAAAAAAGCGCATTGCTTCGAAAAACAAAGATTTACCAGCTCCTCCTTCTGCAACATCATCTTCCAAAACTGCGTTATCCAAAGCAAATGGTGACCACGCTTTTGTCGGATCCTTAAATCGATGAGCCAAATATCCGAACGTAAAAATTTTGTTTACCAAGTGCTGAACTTGCTCGCTATTTTCCTCTTCAGATAAATAATCAGATTTAATTTTAAACTTTGATCGCTCGTAGAAATCCTCTTCTTTGAAACCTTTTTCAATATATGCAGCACGTTCTTTCTCCCAATACACACGAGAAGTTTGTATAAGATAATTCAGATAATCGCAATCATTTTTCAAGATTTCGATGTCATATAAATCATCTCCAAGTTTTGAGATTTTGAAATATGGACTATCGATTTCTAATTTTGATTTGATGTCGTAAGCTGAAATTTCATTATCAGTTTCCTCTTTAATTAAAGAATCAATTAATTGAGATTTTAAGACGTAATTATCAAATTTAAAATTCTCTTGAGCTCCTTTTGCATCTACTTTAAAGCATCTATTTCCTATAAAAAAGAATTGACTATCTGGCGTGTAATTCCTAAAATCCAATGTACGATTGTGCATATTAGCCAAATGACTATCGGTAATTTTTTGCGAAGTAATCATCATATTTAGTAACGCATGTGGAATTTCTTTCACTCCTAATTCATGCTGTTTTGCTAATAAAAAATTACGGAAGTAGTCTTTGATCGATTGCGTAGTTTTCAATTCCTCTACCACATAACCTTGTACGCGAGCAAAGTAATAACCATCTTTTTTTGCAGGATCATCAATTCTACAAAAACCATTTAAACGCAGAAAATAAAATGCATACATGTGATGAAAGTTGTACGAAACGCGTCCTTCTTTACTTACCGAAACTTCCCAAAATTGCGCAGGCATCGAAAGGTTGAGCATTTTCTGAACATTATACGTCACTTCATTGATAGGACGTCTACCTTGTGATCGCATATAATCTTTAAAATCTTTGTGTGATTTTTGTGTAAAAAACTGATCCAACCATAAAGTTCGAACAGATAAAAATTCCAATGCCAGCTCTTTTCCTATACGTTTTCCAGTCGCATCTGCATCAGGAACTAAAATAACTTCGTGAGCATATTTTTTTAATTTCTTAATCAAAAAACGATCAGGCTTTTCTGTTTCAGAATTAAACCAAATTGGAAATTCTCCCAAACTCAAAAAGTTTAAACCATCGCTTCCTCCAGTTGCAAGAACTACACGCTCTAATTTGAAATCGATGTCAGAATCTTTTACATCACTTACATCAATTTCTTTTTTATCTGCAATTTTTTGACGTTCCTCTTCGAAACCTTTATTAAAAGCTTTTTTTACTCGATCTAACCCAAAAACAAATGACTTTGGTTTATTTCCCAAATAACGAAAACGTCTATCTTTACCATCATCACTCCATTTCTTAGCGCCTTTTGGCATATATACTTTCAGCCATTGTTCCTTATTTTCATTTTCGTTGATGAATGCTAATATTGGAAATTTATCTGTTGAGCGAAATGTATAAACTTTCTTTTTCTCCAGGTTATAATAGCTAAACTCGACCAACGAATGAAGATTAACAGACAAACAATGCTCTTCTTTAACAAAAGGTCCTAAAATATCTAACTCATAATCAGTGAATGATTTTGTGATAAAATGAAAACCTTGCTCGTTCAATTCATGTGGAAAATCTTGTTTTTCGCATTGACGAAATTCGTATTTATAAAACTCTCTTGTTTCTTCAAAAATTTGAATTCCTCTGTCATTCTGAAGCTCGCGTCCTATCTCAACGATAGCTTCGGAATAAGAGATATTTTTATCCAAGGCGTACAAACCGAAACAGTCTTCACTTTTGATCGTACCACCAAAGTCTGTCATTTTATAACGATCGTTATAAAGTTTAATAGATGCAGAAGCTGTACGTTCGTCTGCTCGAACTTTGAAATTACGTCCTGGAATAGCATCAGGATATATTTTCTGAATGATCTCTAACCCGTGATCAGTTAAATCAAGTATTTTTTGTGCTGCTGTAATTAAATCACTCATGATAATGCTTCGTTATTATTCCATTCTTTAATGAATTGGATGATTTCTTTGTATGAAATAGTGTTTGTATTGATAACATTAAAACGTCTACGAACAGAACCTCCAAATAAAAATGCTTCAGATAATTCTTCTTTATATTCCAATATTATTATTGGTGCAATAAAAAAAGGTTTAACTCCAAAATAATTAATTTTTATAGGACTTCCAGAGCAAAATGTCGTAAAACAATTAGGTTCGAAACTCGACGATAAATCATTAAACAATAAATAATCATCATGTTGACTGCTTTTTCCTAATCGCCAATCAAAAGTGTTTGGAAATTCAAATCTGTCAAATAAATCTACTGTTGAATAAAATGTGTTTTTCAATAACAATCGAATTAATAAAGATTTACCTGACATAGGATCGCCATGAATTATTAAATGCTTTTTTGAAAGATTATCCTGTGCTTTTTTGATTAATTCATCTGAAGGTTTTTCAGATAAAATATTTTGTTCTTTGTTACTCATGTGTAGGTGTGTTTTCTGTAAGTTTTACAATTCGATTATGAACCGAGATCATTTCTAATCCGATCATTCTTTTTCGGTACCAAGTTGAAGCGCCAAATCTCTCTTTTAATTTTTTGTTTAATAATTTTTCACTGATAAATTTTCGATTATCAAAAGTTTCTTTTAAAAACTGTTTATATTCCTTTTCTCTGTTCCTAAGCCGAGCAATAGGTCGTCTTTCGCTTTTTTTGCTTCCTACACCAAGCAGAGAATCTGAATTTAGTTTTGTTTGATAATTCGCTAAATTTTCTTTTGATTTAGTAACTATCCACGTCTTAGAATTTAGTTGAGTTACAATTGACATACTTATAATTTTAAAGGATTAAACTCGTCCAAAGCCAATAAGAAAACACCTATTGCAAGTACTTCGGAATTATCAGTAGTTTTGAGATTAACAGTTTCAGTATTAAATGCTTTCCATTCTTCAAGTGTACCTTGAGGCGCTTTGGTTTTCCAAATTGAAAAATTGTTTGCATGGATTTTCAACTGCTCTTTGATTTTTAATTCAAGAAACTCTTTTGAGTCCACGTCTTCGAAAGATTCGCGGACCCGAGTTTTTATTTGTTCCGTTGTCATCACCAATGTTTTTTTAAGATTGATTTATCTGAAGTAAAGAGTAGAACTCTAAGGATTAATGTTTTCATCTCTTCAAATTTTTAGATTGGCAAATCATCATCTTTTGGAATATCTACACTATCTGGAGCAATTGGTTTCCCACTTGATATTCTAAGATTACCCACATACACCTGGTCGTCTTTTGTAGCATCTTTAAAATTTAATTGTACCGATGCGTCGTTGTTATATTGATCAGGCTCATCGTTTATCCAAACATTGACATTGAAATAAATTTTTCCATTTTTTCCACGAGAAAATGCTTTGTGCCCTTTTTTAGCTTGCTCATTCAAATCTGATAAACAGATGCTTCCGTATAATAATTGTGACATATTTTTTAGTTTTCTTTGATTAACATGATTGATTTTCCATTTTTTCTAAAAACAATAAAACCTCCAGCTTCAGCAAATGGTTTTATTGCTACACATAACATAGTGTCAATACTTCGTTGCCTGTAGTACAACATTTCTTCAGATAAATCTTTCTGATAGACATAATCGAGTAATTCTTTTAAATCAACAGGCTGATTCAAGTTTTGATACAACTTATCAAAAACTCTTGTCGGTATTCTTGGCAGGTAAATTCCTTTATCTACCAATCTTACTTTGTACGCTTCATTCGTGATCGCATCACGGTCAAAAACTAAACTATCCATTATATTTTCGCCCAATTTTCACCTCGTTTAATTCGATACACTTGACCAACAGAAATTTTAAATCTCTTTGCGATTTTAGGAATGTCTTTAGAAATTTTCAGAACATCTTTTATTTTCTGTACCTCTTTCAATGTTAGTTTGCAATTTGGTGGATTCTGCGAACGATCCTTTCCTGCCATTCTTCTAAATGTTGGTTCGTAATGCGCACGCCATTCAGCCTGTGTAACAACTTTTATATTATCTGCGTTGTTATTTGTCTTATCAAAATCGACATTGATAAGTTTTTGATTTTCATCATTTTTATCATACCCATGAAAAGCCACAGCGACAATGTCTCTCACGTAAATAGATGTACGTTCTTTTTTAGTATTTTTTGTCACCCAAATAACTGGATATCCATTGTTAAGAGAACCAACTTTGATTGCAGTTTTTTCAATACCATTTTGCATCATTTTCATGACTTCTACTTTGCCATCTCTTCGAATAAAATATCTGCGTTTATCCGAATCTTCTAAACCGAATTGGCTTAATAAAATCTCTACTTTTTCCATTGCTAAGAATTTTAATTAGGATTTACAATTTCATTTGTCCAAAAATTTGCAACTTGAGTCATTAATTTTTCTAAAACTTCAACCCCTTCATCATCTGACAACTCTGAAATATCATCACGAAGCAAAACCAATATTTGTCCAGCTGCTGCCATAAAAGATCTTTTCGTTTCTTGTGCTTGTACGGGATGCATATTCTCTTCTTTCAATCCTACTCTATCTAAGTATAAATTGTATTGGAATTCTATATCAAATTTTTCCATTGTTGAAACACTTTTCGTCAAATATCTTTTTCAACATTTCTCCTAAACCACCAGGACCGCCATTTTTAATAGCACCTAAAAGACTATCCATATCATTCATGTTATTTCTAAATTCATGAAATTCAACAGCTTCTTTCATTAAATCATACAATCTTGGTTCTTCTTTAAATAAAGTTGAAACCAAATACATTAATGATTTGAAATCACCATCAACTGAAACTTCAATAGCTGTTTTTCCTTCAGGATTTACTTGTAAATCCATTTTTAGCATTCATTTTGGAGCAAATTTTTCTTCTGTATTCATATAATAATTATTTAAGGTTTTTAAATTATTGTTTCGTTTTTGTAACGTCGAAGATTTCATCTTCTGTAAACCCTTCTTGTTTATAAAAAGCGACTTGTTCAGGTAATCTAAGAGAATCACTCTCAGCCCTAACAAGCTTAAACAAAGTTTGTTGACGTATTTTCATATGTATACACATCCTTAATGAGAAATCATTGTCATTAAGAATTTTGTCTAAAATGCTTTGAGATAATTTGTAATCCATACTTTTACTTACTTTTAGTATTTACCATTTATACTTACAAAGTTAGATAATATTCTAAATAATACAAATAATAATCTAAATAAATTTATGACAACAAAAGAAAAAGTATTGCAATATCTTGATGTTAAAGGGATTAGTAAAGGAGATTTTTATAAAAAAACTGGATTTTCTAATGGTTTTTTAACTGCTGGAAAGCACATTGGGAGTGATAATTTGAAAATAATTATAGATAATTATCCCGATTTAAGCTTAGAATGGTTAGTAATGGATAAAGGAGATATGATATTACGAGATAATAATCTAAATAATCCAATGTCAAATGATTTTATTGAAATGCAAAAAATGCTTTTAAAATACAAAGACGACGAAATAGAACGTTTAAAATCTGAAATAGAAAACTTAAAAAAATCAAATTCAAAAAGTCCTTATTATGAACGTATTGTTGCAGAACCAATTAAACAACTAACTAAAGAAGATAATAAAAAATAACCGAAGAATTAATCTAATCCCTCGGTTACAAACTCTATACTATACAAATCAGCTGTCAGTTGGTTTTTCGTAATCGTTTTAAACCATTGTCTTTTACCATAGCAAAAAATTTCTGTACGAATTTCAATGTTTTTTATTTGACTTTTCGAGACGATTTTGGTCCATTGGAAACCAATATTTGTTACTCTATTCGTGAACCATAGTTGCAAGAACTTTGCTATCTCATCGCCATGCAAACCTTTTGGATTTGTAGAATGGTTGTATCCTGCTACATTCAATCCATCATAATACACTAACTGAAGAACATTTGCATCATCGGTAATTTTTGCAGTTGTAGTTCCGCGGAAAGTCGCCAACGGAACTGCAAAACCATTGATCGTAATTTCTGATGTATTTTTATTTTGAATGCCATTTAATTTATACCCGTTTTCATCAAAATAGATTGAATCAAATTGAGCTACATCAGTATCAGGAAATTTAATAATAAAAGATTCTTTGTCTGTGAATTTTCGGAGTGGTTTTTCTATTTCAAAATTTCTAAAATCAATAGGATCTTCTCCAGGAGCAATTTTGATGTAATTCATATAAACTCGAGAACCATCGAAAATCAAATCATAGTTTCGCCAATTCTTTATCGTTGTCACCAATTCGCCAAATGTCATATCAGGAACTGCACGTTTTAAATCCACTCGATTTTCATTGAAAACGAACGGAATTGCATCTCCACTTTCCGAATGCGTTCTAATCGGATTAATCTTTATCTGAGCAACACCTATATTATTTTCTTCAGCATCGAATTCGTTATTTTTTGCTTTTCCATCAAATTTAAAACCGATTGTCACACCTTCTAAAGCTTCAGCAATACTGATATCAAAAACAATTGTGTTGCCTAATGCCTCCGAAAACTCGAGAACATAACTATCAGGATCATTTGTTTGATAAATTAATTGTTCGAAATCGTTGCGATAAATGGAAAGTTTATCTCCAGTTTCCATCAAAAAACGACCTAAAAAACGATATCGACCTGGAGCTGTTATTTTTATTTTCTTGAAATAGGTCGTTTGATATCCAACGGTAAACGCTGTATAATCTAAATCGTAAACGTTTTCCTTATAGTTTTTCTGATCACCTGTTGTGAAATATTCTCCACCAGAATAAACAGTTCTTTGCCTCAATGTTTCATCATTTAAAACATCTCCTGAAAGAATAAAACCCGCATCTTTAAAACCAATCTCAAGCACGTACAACAAATAAGGTAACGGATGTATAATATTTCTGTTCGCAACATCTGTATCATTTACAACTTCGTTTCGAGGAAAAATCCAACTCCCTGACTTTTGATAACGATTGTTAATTATTCCATCAAAATATTTCCATTCTTCCGAATCCAAATCAAATTGATCTGTGATTAACTTTGGAAAATTATAAACCGTTTCGGGATATTTTTTCTTGCAAATTTCTTCAGCATGCAAATAAATATCTGCAACATCAATTTGCATCAATGGAAGCTCCGAAAGAGAAGTGTCAAAATTTGGTAAATCTTCGAATCCACTATCTATCTGACATTTTAAAGAATTACCTTTAATTTCTAAAATCTCTAATTTGCCTTTCATTAATTTACCTTCGAACACGTGAGTGCCTTCGTGGTAACGTTTCAAACCTTTTGCTAAATGAGAAGAATAATGACCTAATTTCGATTGAAGATTACGATCCATATTCACATCAAATGGCAAAGAATATTTTGTCCAAAAAGAATCCTTAAATCGTGGATTCTCTTCGGTTACAGAAATTTTGCATTCGCTTAAATCAATCTCAAATTCTGATGTTATAAATTTATCTTTCATCTTTCAATATTTTAAATTCTAACATCATCGACTTGAAACCTTTTTGTGAAGTACCTAAACTGTTCTTTTTAGCAGTTGGAATTGCTCTCACCGTCTTTTCTGGTAATTGAATAATCACAAAATTACTATTGAAAATCGCATCAATCAGCTCTACTTCTTCATGTAAAATCCAACCTGTATTGATTGTTAAATTATCCGTTTGTTTGGTTTCAAATTTTTCTTCAGAACCACTCTCAACATTTTCGGAAACTGTATGCTCAAATTCAGTTGGCAACTCGTAATCTGCAACACAAGAAAACCAATCAAAAACCAAATTATGTGTTTCAAAGAAAATGTTAACTACTTTATCTGAAGCAGGAACAGGAATCAATTTGACTTTTCCTAAATCTGCCACTTCATTGGAAACATTGAGCACCGATTTATTGAACAAAAACGAACGAACATTATATCCAATTTTTGCTGTTTGATCTATTTTACTTAATAAATTTGAAACGTCAATATTCAATCCAATCATATCTGCAGATATCGCTAATCTTGATTTATTATTGACACTTCGAAGTGGAAAATCCGTAAAAAATGGAAAACACTTCGGCTTATAACCTGGAGCAAAACGAATGTTATCCAATATAAAAGAGTTCACCACATTATCAGCTTCATCAATTTCAGAGAATGTCATTTTAACAACTGCAAATTGATAAGCATCAAAACTATCTTCGAAATATTTTAAACTTCTTTCTTTTGCAAAAAAATCGTTGATTTCTTCTCCTGGATAAAACGTAACTTTATTTTGAAAATATGGTAATTGGTAAACTTGAGATTCATTGTACATTTTATCATATCCCATGAAAAACATATCCAATTTCATAAAAACTTTGACTGCTAACGGATTTACACGCGTCATGGCAACTTTGTTCTTATCTAACGCAAAATAATACCCTGAGTGACTAAAATCATTGACAATATGTTCAACAACATTAACTTTGATAAAAATTGTTTTTTGGACTTCTCCAGCTTTCAAAATAATATTTCCTGAAAATAAACCAACACCTAAAACACTTGCAGTTTTTGATTCGAAATTTATTTTTCCATTTGCAAAAACACACGAGCTCAAGAAACTTGGAAAAGATTCCATTGTAATGGTTAAATTATTTGGATTATCGACCGTAATAATTCCTAAAGCTTTTTTATTTTCGGAAAGTAAAAGTGTGAAATCAAAATTATCTTGAGTTACATAAAATTGGTTTGCATCATTTATCACAGCTAATTTTATTGTTACACGTTTTTGTTTTCCGTCGGCTTTTATAATCATCTGTTCGCTATAATTACCCGCAACAATTGCAGTTTGTGACAATGAAAGAAATAACGAAGTTGTGCTTTGATTGTCTGTTTTTGTAACAGTTAAATTGAAAGGTTGAGATTCCCAACCAACTTGATTTTTGCTGTAAACAATAATCTCTTTATCACCCGAAAGCACATTATTTGCTAAATTAAATGTCAGATTAAAAACTTCTTTATTCGTTGTAATTGTGGATCCAGAATTATCTGTCTTCAGCATTTCGAGTACACCTTCTACAATTTCATTTTCAAGTTCAGTTTCAATGCCATTTTTAACGCCAAACGCTTGACATTTGATTGTTATTTGCGTTACTCCAAGCTCCAACAAATCGAGATTTTGGAAAGAATAGCTTAAATCTGTATTTTCTCCAGGTTGTATATTCAACTGATTTCCGTTCAATTTTGGTGATGAAACAACCGCCCAATCAACTGGAGAGGAATTCATAAAAGTTAACTTGAAACGAAAACCATCGTATGCAGGATAAATATAATGCAGTTCCGGCACTTGAATATTTTGTAAAAAAGTTTGTGGATTATTCGAAACAGAAAGTTTGGAAAGTTGCGGGTAAACTCTCCAATCAATAATCGGAATCGACTCGCAAACTTCCTCCCATTTACTCCCTTGCACCGACGTAAAATGACATTCTTCTTTTGTTCTTATTGGCATTTTGATATGATTTTAAATAAAACAATAATTAATTAAGTTGTGAAATTTCCCGTGCGTACGAACGGCTTTTTCGCGTTGATTATGTTTCCATAATTCGACCGAAATATTTGGAAAAAATAAGATAATCCGATTATCATCAATCCGAAAATCGACGTTTAATTTTTGAATATTTGTTTGTAGAAATCGATAATAAAATGGATTTCGAACCAATAAATCCACGTCTTTTGGTCGATAATTTTCGTCTAAACTTCCGTGCATTACTTTTGCTACAGAACCGCAGACCGAAAGATTTTCACTAACGGATCCGAAATTATCTTCTAACAATTGATAAATAGAATCAACATCTTTGTTTATCCGATTATTTTCAAAAACTTGGAGCTTCTGAAATAAATTATTTTCCTGAAGCTCGTTGTTCAATTTTTTCATAAGATTTTATCATTCTTAATATTTTCTTTCCATTTTCTGCATCTTCGATGATATACGCCATAACACCGTCATCACTTAATTTTTGCAACAACTCACGCACATCACTTAGTACAGCTATATATTCAATATAATTTGTGTTATTTTCAGAATTTTGAGGTGTGATTGATTGTGGAGTAGGAGAGGAACCATTAACAAAACCACCTTCAGCAAATGAAGGAACTTGTTTGCTTTTTCGAATACTTTCCAACCAATCGTAGGTACTTGCAAGACGTGGATGTCTTGTCATCCAACGAGGCGAAACGTGCTCCCATTCATGCAATCTTACATTTCCAGCATAAGGACGTTCACCAGTTGCATCTGGAGAAAGTGAACTTGGTCCTGTGAAGCCTTCAAAAAAACCACCTTCAGCAAAACTTGGTTTTTCAGGCAAAGGTTGAGCAGCAATTGTAGCTACTTGTATTGCACCTAAGGCACCAACAACAGCCGCCATAGCGATTCCTAAAGGTCCTCCAAGTGCTAACGAATTAGCTACACCTTGAGCAGTTGCGCCAATTGCAGAAAATATACGCGCTACTTTCTCAGCTTTTGCTTGTTTGTATTCGATTTCGGCCTGTTTATTCGCCAATTGAGCATCTAATAATTCAACGCCTTTGTGATATTCTTCTTGAGAAATATAGCCTTGATTAAGCTGTTTTAAAAGAGATTTTTGCTTTTCAGATTGCTCCTTTTTGAAACGTTTTAAATCACGTTCCCCCAAACTACGTTGCAATTCACCAAATGAAGCGGCTAAATTTCCCATTGCGGCAAATACTTTTCCAACCGCTGCGACTTTACCTTTAGTTGTATCAAGATTTGCGAATGTCTCTTTCCAATCTTTTACAGAAAACCCAAGAATATCAACTTTCTCTTCCTTCGCAGAAGATTCTTCTACGACTGCTTTATTATCAGATTGAGTTCCGCCATCAATTGCAGATCTCACCTGTGTTATTTTATCTTTTAACAGTTCTAAATCTGCAAGTAATTTCTCTTTAGCTTCACCATCAGTTAATTTAGAAATTGAGTCAACCAACATTTGCTCCTGAACCTTGAATGATTCAAGTTGAGCTGCCAACATTTTACGATCTGCCTCTTCTCGAAGTAATCGTTTGGCATCTTCTAATGATTTTACATTCTTTAATTCGTCGGCAGTTAATTTTAGATACTGAAGATTTTGTAGTTTTTCTTTAGCATCTGCCAAAGAATTAATTTCATTTATTTCGTCTTCATCGGCACGACGAATAGAATTTAAACGTGCATTTTCTGCATTTCCCCAACGCTCAAACTCTTTTGTTTCCCATTTTTCGCGAATGGTTTTTAGTTTGAATTGATGCGTTTCTTCTGTTATTTCCTTTAATTCCTGTTGCTTTTTTAAATTTTCAATCTCAATATCAATCGCCGATTGAATGTTTGCTTTTGCAAGAGGATTTTTAGCTTCAGTTTTTTTCTTTTCTAAATCGACTAAAGTTTGAAGTATAGCATTTTCATCTTTTTGAAGTTTATATAACTCTTCCTTTCGAGCATCTTCTTGTAAGGCTAAATCTTTTTCTAAACTTTCTTTTTGAAGTTTAAATTTTTCATCTTCTGCTTTAGACAATAAATCAAATTCCTTGTCTTTAGCTGACTGCAACACATTAAGAGATTCTTCAAATTCTCGCTCCAGCTCTTTTTTATCTTTGTCGGAATCGTCCTTCTTTTTAGTTAATTTGTTTTTCTTATCTCCTGCAGTTCCATCAAAATTATTGGTTGGTTTCGTTTTTTCTTCAGGATTCAGAATTTTTTGAAGTTTCGCTTTTGCTGCAATTTCTTTTTCTGCTTGATCATAACTTGCAACAAAAACACCTTTTATCGTAGAACCTACATTTTTTACCGTTTTTAGCGTATTATTGAAGCTGTTTTTTATTGTATTTTGAAGTTTTTCGGCGCTATTACCCACATTATCCCACTTAAATGTGAAGACATCTTTTGCCAAACCTGTAAAATCAGTGAATATTTTACCTAAACCAGAAAAATCTGTAGCAATCGCTTTGAAAATTTGAGAAATAGCCGTAGGCATAAGATTCCAAGCAACTACAATTGCTTTTATAGTAGCTAAATTATAGGATTGGAATTTGAACATAACCCCTAAAAATTGATACCAATAGGTTTGAACATTTATCCAAAAATTTTCCATTGTACGCTGAAATGCTAATACATCATCAGACTTTAACGCTTCAGATTTTTCCTTTGCCAATTCATTATACAAGTCTATTTGTTTTTTTGTAGCCTCTTGGATATCCGTCAATGGTCCGCCTTGCTCAATTAATGCCAGTGTAACTGCATCCATAATTTTAGCAAAACCTCCAACATCTTCTCCAGCTCCACGGAAAATATCTGCGGTTAATTGTGCTTGCTGTTTTTGTGTAAGATTATATTTTTCGGACTCTTTGTTAATTTCTATCAACGCATCTTTAACAGTCGTTTTTCCATCAGAAACTCGCTTCAAAATATCATCAGAAAACGATGCACCAAAAGCATTTGTCAAAGCGTCACGAGTAGCAGTTGTTTGTTCACGCATCGACAAATCGAATTCTTTTATAGCATCTGGAAGCTTATCAGAATAAATACCTAAATCAAATCCTGCATTAACGATATCAACAAATTCTTCTAAAGAGAATCCTGCTTTTTTGAAAAATACAGGATATTCTCTCAACGAATCAATAAACTCGTTATTAGCTGCACCGCCTTTGATTGCTCCACGTTCTATTTGGTCCATTGCAACATCATAATCAACACCAAAATTTGTGACAAGATTTTTAGCCGCTTCAATGGTTTCTTTACGATCAAGCCCCAATACTTTTTCTAAGGTTTGCGAACGATTTGTTAATCTATCTAACGCATCGCCTTGTAATTGTGTTATTTGTTGTGTTAATTTATTTGCTTCTGCAAATTGTGTATTAAAATCAAAAATTTCTTTTACACCTAAACCTATTGCACCTACAATAGCGGCAATCCATCCAATGATTGGAATAGAACCTATTGCGGCCCATGCTTCGACAGCCATTGTTTTGATCCCAGTACCGAAAGAACGAACTGATAGATTTGCAGTTGAAAATCCATTAACAAACGAATCAGCAATAAAGTTGGATAAATCGCCAAAACTCTTTATTTCTGGAGCTGTATCTTGAAGTGAATTTCTAACCTCGTTAATCTCCTGACGAACACCAGCAAATCGACGTTCAGCTTCTGCCAGCTCACGTGCTTTTGCATTCCATTCGTCCGTACCTCTTGTAAGTGTATTTAGTTCTTGTTTTAGAACGGTAGTTGCCCGTTTCAAATCATTAAAAGTATCTTTAACTTCTCGTCCATTTATTCGTAGAACGATTTGAGAATTTACAGTTGAAGCCATTTTGCTTTAATATTTACTGCAAAATGGCTTCATAGATTAATTAGTGAAAGGACATTATTTATCGAACTTATCTATCCAATATTTAAGATTCTTCAGTAAATAATTTGCACGAGCTGTTCCAACTTCTGAAACTGCATATTCAATCACTCCAGAAGATTTAATTGCATCTACAATGAATGGTCTTTTTTGCATGGTAAAATGACTGGCTTCACGATAAAATCCTTTTTTATCAGTTCCTTTTCTTATTCTATCAACACCATAATGTTGAATGAATCCATGACGAGGCATCACAATTTTCAACATCGAGAATGATTTCGGATCTTCCCATTTTCGTTCGGCGTTTGTTGTGAAATTAGATTTAGCAACAGCATATTTCATCGAATTGTCTTTTCCTGAAAGATGTAAACCCAATGCAGAAATTTTACCACGCATTGCAGTCGTCAATAACTCTTCACATTTATTAGCAATTCGTTTTTCTTTTTCAAAACGTTCTTTTTCAATACTATTTTCATCCATAAATCAAATTAAAATCTATCTTAACAAAAAATATAGGACAAAAAAAACCTGTACAATGTACAGGTTAGAATAGGTGAGATGTTTAAAATTTTGCGGATTATAAAATTTCGTACAAATGCCAAACAAGAAATCGACCTACTTCGACATCTTCAAACTCTGGTTTAATTCCTTTTTTAGGATTTCCTTCTGAGATCTGAACTTTGTCAAACAATATTTTTTGTTTTTGTTGGAAACCTAATTCCAACAAAATATCATACACATCATGTTCGTCGATTGGATTTTCGGGAATGACACCACGAAACCAATGCAACATTTTAGAAGTAGTTGCTTCGTAAACAGGCATTACTTTTTCAAAAACACTTGTAGGCTCGTAATACTTTGCCAAAATGGTTTTCATTGCTTCTTTATAGTCTTGCATTATTCTAAGTAATTGATTAATTTTTCAGCATCTTTTTGATTGTTTTTTAGTATAAATGATAAACTTAATGAAGACTTTAAAAGTTTCATTATTAAAGTTTTTGCTTCGTCATCTAAACATCCATGTTCTAAATCGTTGTCGATTAGTGTAAAAATATTCTCTTGTGTAGACTCTTCGTCAAATAATAGAGATTGTCCCTGTAGCCAAATAGCTAATTTTTCGTTGAAATCCATTACGCAGCATATTTTTTAGTGAATACTGAAATCATTTTCTCAAAGGCAGAAATAACACTATTGCTTTGTGCACTGGCATTTTTACCATCTTCAACTTCTATTATACAAAAGTGCGTGTTTTTCTGAATATCCGAAATGAAACTAATGCGTGCATTTTGTCGTTGAGATTTTACCAACTTTTTATCCTTAACCAAAAAAGTTGAATACAATTTAGTCGGTTTCATTAGTTAGCGTATTTCAGATTATACAAAAAAACCATTTTATTGTAGGCACGTTTAAAATCTGTGCCGTAAGCAAAAGATGTACGCCCAGTTGCTGGAGAATTGAAAGCAACTTGATAAGCACCATTTTCTGTGCGAGAAATTTTAAGAGCTCCTTTGTTTTCTTTTAAGAAGTTTGTTCCTGTTGATTGATTTGTTGAATTATTTTTCATTTTATAGCGTTATAATGTTATTTTTATAATGCAAATATAACATTATAAATTATAAAACCAAATATTTTATTACATCATAACGCTATTTATAAAAAAAAATATAACTTTACAACGTAATACAAAGCAAATGTTAAGAATTAAGGAAGTAGCAAAAGAAAAAGGATATACTGTAACAAATTTAGCTGATAAGCTTGAAATGTCTCAAGTTTCATTGAGTAGAATAATTAATGGAAATCCAACTGCTGAAACTTTATTAAAAATAGCTAATGCTTTAGATGTCGATGTACGCGAGTTATTTGTACCAACCAAAGAAGATGATCAGGAAACCATCTACATCCAAACAAAAGAAGGACTGAAACCAATAGGAGAAATAAAAAAAGGTAGCATTTAGCTACCATTTTTGTTTATCTATTTTTTTAATTTATCATATAATTCTATAGTTTCTTTTAAAACTAAAATTTCATTTTTAGATAATTTAGTATCATAATAACTTTTACCAGTAAATCTAACATCTATTTCAGAACCTGAATTAATTGCTCTCTTAATGTATTCAATGAATTCAGAAGAAGCTTTATCATCAGAATATTCGCTCACATATCCAACATGAACTTTAGTTTCAGGATCATCAGTTTTGAAAATATATTTTTCATTATTATTTAAAAAAATAACCTCTTTATAAAAAACCCATTCTTTACCTGAATAATATGTTTGGATTCTCATATTTAAAAAACCATTTTTAATTGATAAATAAGGCAAAACTTTACCACCTTCCTTTTTATGATGAATAAAAGTAATATTTCTAAATTTATCTACATTACTTTTAAAAGATTTCAAATCATCTTTGGTTAATTCTGATATTTCTTTAGAATCAACTTTTAATAAATTTTCTTCTTTTATTCCTTTAACCATAGAAATAACTTCAGGTAAAGTTATTTTTACTGCTTGATTTGTCGTGTTTTCTAACGATTTCAATTCAACATAAACAGAATCAACTGTTTTAGCATCTTGCTTTTCTTTTAATACACTAATTAAGCTTGTTAATTTGTTAAAATCTTCATCTTGAGCGTTAACAATTACAGCAAACAACAATGCTGTAAAAAATAAAATTTTCTTCATAGTTTATAATTTGCAATAAAAGTAATAAAAAACAACAACAATATAAATAAGGTTTTCCGTAAAAAACAGATAGGGACATAAATGTCCCTATCAAAAAGTTTGTTTCCGTAAAAAAAAACAATAAACAAAAAAACCGTTAACAAACTTGATCTATATCTTTCCAATCCGTCGGATCTACTTTTAGTAACTGTTTATTTCGGAGGTTGAAAAACACTTCAACACCAAAGTCGGAAGCAGAAAGTTCAACTGGAGAAATCTCCACCGAATCTTTTATAAAAGAATTGTATAAAAAATGATTTTCGTTGTGATTATCATACTTTATTCTCGAGATCACTTTTAGCGCTAATTTCTCTGCTAAATCAATCGCATTGTATTGCGCCTCGTAATTAGCTGTATCAATTTTATTGAACATGATTGCAAAACCAATTTGGCGAACTGCAATAGTATTCTCTTCAGGCCCCTCAAAACCTAATTTGTACTTAAACAACGTTAGATTAGGTGAAGCTAATTTATTGGTAACTGCTGCAGTTCTATTTGCCCATTCCCGCTGAAAGAATCCAACAAAATCATTCAAAAAATTTGATTGATCGACTAAATTATCGAAGTAATCTTTTATCGATTTATAACTACTTTCCATTTGCTGCTGCTTTTGCTTTGTGAAATAAAATACTCTCTGATAACACGCCTAAAAATTCATACACACGAACTTGGTCCGCATCTTGTTTTTTACCTAACGGTTGCAATTCATCCATTGCCATGCCTACAATTACTTTATCAAATGGCACAAATTTGTTTTCCTTTTTATGAAAAACAGGTTTCAATTTATCTTGTTCAGAATCTTCTGATGTTTTTGGAAAAACGATAGGAAAGCGATCTTCTATGTACATTCGTGTAAACAAAAATGCCAGTGCAATTGCCTCCATTTGTTTCATTGGAATTTTATCTGTGATTTTAGAAACTTCGACCAAATCCAAATCATCAAACTTTTCATTCTTACGATATAATGTCGCAACAAGTCGTTTCAAATTAATTTCGCTTCTGTCATTGTTCCAAAAATGAAAGAATGTATCAATGGTAGAAAATTGACGAATCGTAATATTTTCTATTCGATCTGATGGCTTAATTAAACCGTCGATTTCTGGAAACTTATAAAATTCCATCGAATCACGTAAAAATGTTACATGTTTCTCCAACTCGGAAATTGGAACTTCATTCACAATCTTTTTAAATTGCCTTACATCGCTGTACGAATTTGAATTCTGATAACAACGTAAAATCATCTGAACATAGGTTTCGGAAAAATCTTGCGGATCAGCATGATTTAACAAATGTGCAATCTCATGAAGTTGCCATTCGTTCAATTCATTCCAAGATGTAGGAACTGAGATGTCTTTAATTTTTCCCATTGAAAATACGTTGGATGAATGACTTTAATTCAGACTGAGGCTTCTTATAAAAAGAAATAATATTATCAATTGTAATTCCTAGATTAATTAGAATAAAACCAATCAAAATAACATAATACCAAAAACTAAAATCATAGGATTTTAAATCTTTTTCCTTTTCTTTTATCTTAGTTACATAAGTTGTCTGTGTCTTGTAGGTTGTGTGTGTTTTATAGGTAATCTCGGATTTATATTTCGTATTAATTTTGTTGGAGATGACTTCCTTTATTTTATCTGAAGTAGTAGATTTCTCTTGATTAAGATTTCCTCCAGATAAATAAAACTCTTCGGTTTGTCCGTTTTTGGTGTGCTTAAAAATTAACGGAATAATATTTCCCGAAGTATCAAACAATGGTTGATAATTCAACTTAAACAACTCCGAAAATTTATCATTCGAAAAGTCATAAGTAGAACTTTGTTCCTGGTTAACTTCCGATTGATTTTTCTCAAAACCTTCTGAATTAAGAACTGAATCCATTTCCGATTTTTGTTTTTCGGTAAACTCTGATTTTGATTTTTGCAAGACTCTGCAATTTGAAAAAAGCAAACAAACTGTAATAATTGCAATAAAAAATCCTATTCGTTGGTAATTGTTATTTCTCATGATTTTAAAATTCGTTGATTAAACAGTAAGACATTACACTTTGCAAACGCGTTGTATTCATCAACTCCTTATATTTAGGAATATCATTTACAACTTGACATCCAACAGACCAAGCTCCGATGTTTGTTTTCTTTATTTTTGAATCTAAATTATAATCTGAAGAGTGAAAATTAATTCCACGATTATACTCAACAGAAGAATTTGAAACATCACCGGACTTTTGATTTTTATTTTTATCTCGAAGTAAATCAATTCCTCCAGTTTGTCTATAAGCGATAACTTTTCCGTTGTGCATGCCACGCGTCCAAACGTTGTAGTACCATTTGTCCGCTACAACAACTGCAACTCCATTTGCATTATATTTCTCAGGATCTAATAATCCCGCTTTTCCAGGATTTGTGGTTCCTGACATTACCATGATGAATTGCTCGCCTTTGAAAAGGTAAAACTTGTCGTCAAATTCATTGAAACGATCTTCCTTGGATCTCACTCCTAAAATCCAATAGTTTTCAGGAATTTTAATAAAGTTGTTTAATTTTCGGACACGCATTAAAAGCTGTGAATCTGTGTAGTTCTTAACCATTTGTTTGATTTTTATCGTTCAACATTTTATTTATAGCATTTAATGCTATCTTCCTTATCCAGTTGATAAACATGGAAATGATATCGACATTTTCAACTCGTTTTTTATTTTTGATTGAAAGGAAATTTGCTAAAATTGAAAGGCATTCATTAGCTAAAAGAAGTCGAACAGCGAAATCTGCTAAAAGGATGAAATTAAAATTCAAAGCCATAGCCAATACAGCAACAGTAAATGGGATAATGAGAATAAGCATCTTAACAAGAAAACCCAATAAAAATGTTTTTTTCTTGAATTTTATTCCTAAAACAAGAGAAGCTGTAATTCCAAATCCCATATCAATAAACATTGCAACACATAGAAAAATCGCAAAGTCATAATTAATGTTGATTAGAACTAAGAAGCCATAAAAAATACATTTAATTATATTGGATGTTGCTTGATCTGACCCAAAACATTCGTATAATTTCATATTTTTAAAATTTGATAAGCCAAACTTATGTAGATAACAACCGAAATGAAAGGACACAAATAAACCGACCAAAATAGGTCGGTTTTTGTAATTAATTGTTGAAAGATAATACTTAGTTACTGCTCAGCTTCAGTAATAAATCCTTCAATAATTGTATTGCTTGATTCTGTAATATGGTCAACTAATTCGCCTAAATTATCAATTGGTTTAATCGCTTTAAAATCTAATTGTCCAATTTCTGCTAAATAACTTCCTGATAGAATCTTATCATTTAGTGCATCTAATCGACACAAGTTAAACGAGATTGCCTTTGGCTTCTGACCCTCTTCATAATTAAATGAATAAGTTGCTTTATAAGTTTCTGAGATAATTTCTGAAAGAATCTCAGTTGTTGAGCGTTGCTCTAATTTGAATTGATTTGTTTCCATTGTTATTTGATATAATTTAAATTTTGTGTTTCTATTATTTTTCCATTTTGTATATAATATACAGTTGCGTATAGTTCAAAAGTTTGACCTCCATTAGGTGAATCTCGAATTGAAAAAACTCCATCCATTGCACGAAAATACCATCCATCTGTAATATTGTTAGTTCGAGAATCACTTGTTACTTTATAACCAACATAGTTAGCATATTGAGCATTATTCGGATGTGTACCGTTGTAATAGTCCCAACAAACATATATATTATTATAGCTGTAGCTATAAACCCAATACATATAATTAAAATACTCATCAGGATTATGTCTTACAGAACTTACAGACACATTTCTTTCAATAAAAGATCTTAAACTTGACTGAACAGTGTTGTAATCTCTTGTTACAATATTAGTTTTCAATAAAGTCACTCTTGACCAACTTTCAGATGTATAATTAACAGGTACTAATCCACGTACAGAATCAAGCTGAAACAATGGTGCACCAGATTCATTGTACATATTAAAAATCCATTTAGAGCCGTCATATCCACGTTCGAAACCTAAAATTCCATTGCTATGGTAACCACGTTCAAACCCGCCGTGAGACATTATCCAACGTGCGCGATATCTATTATTGAAATCGGCTCCTGCGAAAAGAAAAATTGAATCATCGTTATTATCTCGTATTCCTGAAAGACCTCCAGTTCCATTAGCTCCTTGACCAACCAAAACAACTCCAGTTGCAATAACATTATTATCGACAGTTGTCCCTAAAAAACTTGTAACCTTATTAATTCTCTCTAAAGTTGAATTAAGCTGATTAATTGCTCCTGTGTTTGTATTAATTCCTGAACGTAACTTATCATTAATAGCAACAATTAAAGCAATGTTTTGGTCGTAATAAGCTTTGAATTTTGTACGAAATACATCGCCTACTATTGGACTATCAACTGAAATATTCACTAATAAAGGATTAATATAATTAAATAAATCATTGTAAGCATTAGTTAAATTAGTTGTATCAACCCCATTACTAATACCTAAACTATAATTGCTTGTGTATTCACTCTTAATACGATTCCATTCATTTGAAACCTGTTGTTTTTCTGATGGCGATAAAATGTTATCATTTGCAATTGATGTTAGTTGTGTTAATGCATTTTCAGCTTTGATTTTCACATCATTTATTGCACTATCCACATCTTCTGGAGCAGGTGTAAAATCCGTTGCTTTGTTGCCTTTTTCGAGTTTTTCTTTAAGTCCTTTTCCAATTGAAGCAATCCTATAGAACTTGGCATTCGTTGGTGACACTATT